GCCTTATTCCAAAATAGTTATCTGTAGGATCACCAGCCATTATCTGAGTGTAAAACAGCCGGTCAGCCTTATGTAAATTGATCGTGGTTTTCTTATCGTGCATCCAGTTGTAATGTTTACCAGGGATTTGCAACAAGTCCTTATCGATGGTTGCGATGATATGTTCTCCTGGTTCTTTGGTTGCCATGATCCCCATCACATCATCAGCTTCGAGCATGTCCATTCGTAGGCAGTTGTATCTGCTCTCCATCCAATCCAGAAGGATGGGAAAGAGTTGCTTACGTTCAAACACTCTGTTGGCTTTGTATTCGGGGTACACGTTATACCTAAAGTTTTTGCGTGAAGTGAAGCACATAGTCACAGACTCACATTTATTATCTTTGGCGTATTTTCTCACCATGTGAGCCAGCCGGGACTTTGCTATGTGTGGTTCCATCTGCGTGGACACCACTCCGTCTCCCCAATCAATCGTCTTCTCATGTGCATGGCACATTCTGAATACCAAAATGTCGGCATCGACTAAAAGGTTCATTAGATTCCTTTCTGTAAGCCCTGAAAAGTTGTCTCGTCTATAAACCAGACGGTATAACCTAACGGATTCAATGCGGCTAAAGGAGCCAGATAAAATCCGTCAGGTATCCAATCGCTTGTGCCAATGTCATTCACAAACTGCATGAACTCTTTAAAGGGCATTACATAATTTTTCAACTCTTGGCTTTCCATAATTTCGTTATGGTCTCACCTGAGCGTCCGACAACGTATCCACCAACGCCTATCTTGAGTAAGGCCCACATGTTTTCCGGCAGATCAAGAGCAATGCTTTTCGAGGAAAACAGTGCAACATACGGATGGATAATATAATTGTTAGCAATGATGATCATGAAGATCACCATCAACATCGGTCTCCAATTACGTTGCAGCCATGAGTGACCGTTCGCTTCTGCCAATATAATGCTGGCCTGGGCCTTTACCAGTGAGGTAAACTTTGTCAGGTCAGCATTCTGGAAGACGGCAATCATCTGAGCCTTAAGCTTATTGGCTTCATCTTTGTCTTCCACCACTTGATCGATAAGGCCAATGACCCCATCAATTACTTTACCCACTATGGGTATCGCGCTGAACCATCCCATCGGTTTTCTCCTTTATGACCATCGGTAAGTACCTCTCAGGGTGATCTCGAAGGTCTATTTTTAAGTTCATTCCAATAGCTTCATCCCAATCTCTCCGGAACATGACTGCGATGGTTGCTCTTGCTTGTTCGATTCGTTGCATTATGTGAGAAGCCTTACGTGCCAGCCGTTCACAAATGATGCTTCGATTCATATCCTTTGCCCGTTGGTATTTCAATTCCAGCATACTCATGTGATATCGCAGACGGGTCAAGACGTAATACGGATTTGTGCTTCGTTTGCTCATGGGTTAAATCCTCTCCAATCCATTGTAAAAAGACTTATGAAAAAGATGACCAGTGGAGACACCATAAATCCAAGAAGCAGATAATATGGTATCGCATCCAGTATCTTCCTTAGCCTTTCGGTTAATAAAGCCATACCACTTCGGCATCCTTCGTGCCATCGATGTCAGCATGGATGAAGTCTTTACCAATTCCAATACGAGTGAAGCCAACCTGGATCAACGCATAGATAATCCGGAAACGATCCCGGCTGTTGGAACATGCGATGTCCACTGCCATGCCGTAAATGTGGGCTGATGTTATCTTGCCGCCGACTGCTGTATTGTGAGCATGACAGCGCCACGCTGAAGTCAGCACGAAGGGTACTTGAGCTATTCCCCTGGCCTGATCCAGCTTCGCCACCAGTATCCGCGACATAGCTGCTTGGTGGCAGCAGGGACAGAAGAACTCGTAAGGTTCAAAGTATCGTGAGTTAATTCCCATTATTTCTCCTTTCCCATTTAAGATTCATTTAACTCCCTCGCTGCCTTTTTACGGGCTTTCTTTCTGGCTCTCATTACTACAGGGTCTTTGGTTTTATTGCGTTGCTTCCGTGATCGTTTGATTTTCATATTTTCCCCCGTCCATTAAGTTAGAATGTATTGTTGATCGAACGTGGACATCTGCAAGACCGCTGGATAATCCTTAATGAACTTCTTGCGGTCACGCTTATAGTCAATCCGGTATTTAGCGGATAACCACATTACCTTTGCCGATTTATGCGCCTTCGGTCTTCGAGTCATCTTTGATGAGTGCATCCTGTCTCTCCTTCATTTCAAATGTCGGCTCCTTACCATCGAAGTCGATCATCGGGTTAACCTTAAGCCACTCATGCAGCCAGCCCATGACATTAAAGAGGATACCACACATGGCTCCGATACCTTCCACCATGCCGTCTCTGTCTCTCAGGTTGATCTGCCGAAAGAACTCCCACGTTTCATGATGGTGTCGGCCTTCAGACTCCTCATAAACGTCCATCGGGATACCCTTCTGCCAGTTGTCACCGGCTCTGAGTTTACCGTCAGATTGCAGCCGGTTCATGTTCATGAACTTGGCGAACTGCTTAATGACATCAGGCGATAGGAACTTATCGTAGACCAGCTTGTTGCCGCCAGTGTCCCTGGTAGCGCCAGAGTCGAATGACCGCAGAGTACCATCATCTTCCTGAGCCTTCGCTTCAAACTCATCGACCATGTTATGCGGCGATTGAGGATGATCAGCATCGATGGGTAGAATAATGGGGTCTACAGTCATCATTGCACGTTTCATATCCTGCTCAATGATGGTCTCAGCCAACTTTTTCTGCTGGCAGATTTCACAGGCAACCATCTGTCCCGGCATACCTTCAAGCGCTCTCGCGTTTTCCATGATAGGATGATCTGGCTCCGGTCTCCGTTGAATGCCACGGAAGACAGTCCCTTCATCAACCTCAATGTAACTCCCGGCTGGCAGCGGTGCCATCATTTTGCCGACCTTACAGTTGGTGTTGCCCTGAGTCTTTGGGTTCAAGGACAATTCATCGGACTGTTCCACCATTGCATCCACTTCTTTACCCTCTTTCTTAAGGGCAATAGCTTCGGCATCACCATTGAACGGTTTAAATTCAGAACCCCGTCTGCACATATCCATGCAAATAGGGCTATCAATGTTGGGCGCTCCCAGGTTGAGCGAATGTTGGCACCCAAAGCACGTTTGTTTTTCATCAGGCATGACCTCTCCTTTCCATTTATGCAACAGGGAAGTACCCCGAAGCAGCGCTATGTCAGCGGCTTTCGTTATTTTAAAGTCCACAGTTTCTCCTCTCCTTAAATTGTTAATTATAGGGGTTCGCCATGTCCATGACCTGAGAGCTACCATCGGTCTATGACTCTGACGTTGCCGGTAGGAGCGAACGTACCCCTCATAATTAATGACAGTCAGCCCAGGTGTCACCGATATCATACGAGCCGGTTAACGGGCATCTAAAGTTAAAGTTCTCTCCGGCAGAAGTTATGGCTAAACAACCTAACTTCCCAATCTTGTCAGCTATCTCCGGTCTGCATTCCACTTGCCATTCATCATGGATATTCAGCATGAACTCATAGTCAACCCCAGGTTTAAAGCCGGAGTCCTGAATGAACCGATCAAAGATGATTAGGGCCAGCTTCATTATGATTGCGCCAGCCGATTGACACAGCGTATTGAGGGCTGAGTGAAGGGAACGAGTTGGTATTGGGTGTTTATCAAGGGACATGAGATAGCCGTGGGATTTGGCCTTGAGCTTAACCTTCTCCACCAAAGTACCCAATGCCGGGAGTCCAGCTTCAAAGGTACGCCGCATCTTGCCGCCAAACGCTGCCGATTTCTTTGCAATAGCTCCCAACTTCCCATTTCCTGCACCATATAGGTAAGCGTAGAACCACGTCTTTGCGTCATCGCGGCTGAGAGATAGGATTGCAGCATTGAGCGAATGTTGGTCTGTACCCTTTTTCTTATTACCTTCCTTAAATACTTTGATGAACGCTCCGTGGTCGAAAGGCTCCATGAAGTGTCCCAAACAAGCCATTTCGAGTCCGTCTGCATCGATTCCGACTTGCTTCCAGCCGGGACGTGGGCCAAAAAGTCCACGGCATTCGGGGCCGTATGGTGAATAGGGAGCAGGAACCTGTCCCAAATTGGGTTTGAAATGCGCCATGCGTCTCGTAATTGCACCCATAGTATTGACTGCTCCATGTATTTTCCCTTCCGGCGTAACGTGGTTCAGCCACGCTTCTTTGCCTTCGGCTATCTGGCCGACTCTTTTGTTGAGGGTTAAGAACTCAGTGAGAACCTTCGCTTCTGGATAATCCAGCGTACCTAAAATGTCCTCATTAATCTTTGGCTGATCAGTCTTCTTGGTGTACTCCACCGGCTCCCAACCGTATTTCTTAATGAGCATTTCTGAGATATGATCCTGTGATGCAGGGTTGAAGTCGACCAGGGAAATTTTAGTCATGGTCGCACCTTCAGTATAATGTAGGGTTTTGTTGTCTCTCTTAGGCGTGAAGGATTTACCCTTCTTATAGAACGGTGGGAATGTTAGAACCATCTTAGTCCGCAACGCTTCTCGTTTGTTCAGCAGCTTAATGTAAAGCTTCTCAGCGTTCGCTTTATTAAAATGGATACCATTAGCCGTCTGCCGGTGGATGATCTTCTCAACCTCATGCTCAATCTCAGAAGATTGTGCTGAATAATTTTTGGTTTCAATCTTATCCAGCAGGGCCAACGTAACAACAACGTCCTGTTCACAGTAGTCTGACATTGCAGGAGTCCACTCTTTCCAATCAGTTTGCTTTGCAAAGTCTCCCTTAAGGATGCCCAAACGAAAGCCCCAGGCTTCCAGCTTGTGTGTCCCGGCCAACCGATAGCTCATGAAAGCCCTGGGTAGCCGACCTCTTTGATACGCACCAAAATCCAACTCTCTAATGTTGGGCCACAGCAAACGCGATAGTATTTTTGTGTCTGTAATTTTTCCCTCAAATTTGAACTCAGGAAAAAACTTCTTGATCACTGGTATATCATAATCAATGATCGAATGACCGCAGATATGCTTCGCGTGGCTCAACCTGTTGACTCCAAGAGACACCGGCATGTTGGCCTTATCAAAGCGCTCATGCTTATTCTTTTCAGTGTCATAAATGTTGATGCAGTGTATCTTTGTAAGGTCAGGGAGTAAACCATCAGTCTCTATATCGAATACTAACATACTCTCCTCTCCTTTCCTTTAAAGTATTTGGTCAACCAATCCGTAGCGCTCCAATGTGCCTACAGTGAACCAGTTTTCGGCTCCATAGCCGCCACCTAAGAACTCGTTGACTCTTTCAGTGTCTCGTAACACGTCCAGCAAATATTGCCGGAGTTTCTGGTTGCTCTCCATAAGGTCTACTTTCCAACTTATCGGCACCTTTTCCCAAGGAACCAGACCAAAGATGTTATGGAAAAGTACTGCCGTGTGGAACATGAAATTAGTCCCACGGATTCCCTGACGCACATCACCAGCCAGCCAGATGTATCCCCCGGCTGAACAGGCTATGTCGGAATTAAGGGTAGTAAATTTAACGCCGACAGCTTGCCATGCCCTCATGGTGTCAATGATCGAAAACATCACATCGAAGTCACCACCTGGGGTATCGATTAGAAACTGAATGTTTAACTGCTTATCATCCACCATGCCCCTTATAATTCGAGCGAAGTCTTCACCATCCGGTGGATTGAGGTCGTGGCTAAGTAGCACAGTGTCTTCATCCAGTTTAGTTACGTTCGCTTCAGCAATGCCGCCAAAGCAAAGAGCGATTGCCAGTACTGCTATCGCAAGCAGTTTCATGATATCTCCTTATGGTTAACGGTTTCCCTCTCCGTTTGCATTCAAAACCTTTTCGCATTCACACACATGGCGTACCTTCTCGTCAGGTCGCGGTGTCATTTGTTCGCCACAACGTGGACACTTGACTACCCATCCCGAAGCATAGGCCCAACCAGTGTACGGGCAGGGTGACTCCGTGACTTCTTCTTCACCACATGTAGGACATCTTAATAGTAATTGCGCCATGATTATCTCTCCTTTCCAAGTAGGTCGATTAAGCCGGAGAACTGAAGTAAAACATTCAGCACCCGTACAGCTTTATCGTCACCTAATTCCGCTTGTCTGCTTAATGAAGCAAGACCAGCTTGTACGTTAATGTATTTTCCCATGTCAGCACCGGCAGCAAGCATCATAATATTATCGAATGCTTTAGCGTATTGCTTGTCCATGATTACTTCCCCTTCCGTTTAGTTTTCTGTTGGCCTACCCTTACGAATGCCTTTTTGACTTTCACTTTGGGGAGATTCCACGGACACCGGCAGTGGTGAATATAAAGTAAAGGGGGTGAATTGTAAATGCTGCATGTGAGGAACTGCTGGTCTACCTTTACGCAACCCTCGCAGATGTACTCTATGTTTGCTTCCATCGTTCATATCTCCTCTCTCGCGGCATCCAGTACCTCTTGCCGGGATTTGGGTGGCGGCGCGAAGGTTATGTCCTGACAAGCCTGACACAACCCTGAGATTTTAAATTCGCGGCGGCTGAGTTCATCCTTAAATTCACCCACTGGTTGACTGCATATAGGACACCGGCCTTGGTCAATCAGGTCTCCGGCGGTCTCCTTGTTATTACCAATCTTCATTCCCTTTAGTGCTTCCAACATGATTATCCTCTCCCGTAGGTATCTCATTGTAGTCAGTCGGTAAAAGTCTACCGCTGAAAGGTGAATATTCCAAAATGTCAGCAACGCCTGTATCACCCGTTCTCCGCATCTTGAGTAATCGAATACGGGAATAGTTCTTGGATGCTTCATTTTGCTGATCCCTTTCCATTGCTATAACGGCATCGGATAGCTGCTCTAAACTGGCACTACCCCTGAGGTCTGTGAGACTCACTGCTCCACCTTCATTGTACCCCTTGCCGTTTCCACCCTTTCTTTTTAGATGGACGATTGCTTGAATACCGCAGCCGGTCTCCTCAACCAGCGAACGGAGCTTGGTCATTAACCGGTCTATCATCAGCCGTTCATTGTCACCTATCCCAAAATCCAGAGCAGAAACAACAATGCTAATATGGTCAAGTAGGATAAATGAACAGCCCAAACCGACAACCATGTATCTAATTTTTGCCAGAAGGTTCTCGATATGAGTGGAACCGAAATGATTATAGAAATAGTATCGACCATTGCCGACAGTTTCATCGTAAGCCGCCTTGAGTTCTTCATCACTGACATCTCTCCTTGTCTGCATAGGCATCTTAAGGTGGATGCCGATATGCCGTTCAGCGGCTATCTTAACACTCTCCTCAAGTGCCATGATACCGACAGTTTGATTGTGGTTCATTGCAAGGTCATAGACAATCTCATGGACAGCAGTGGATTTACCAATGCCGGAACCGGCAGTCCAAACCCATAGCTCACCCTTCACAATCCCTTGTGTACGTTGAGTTAACTTCGGGTATGGCATATCGAATCCTTTTTCTGGAACCTTCATGATGGTATCCCATAAGGATTTGCCGCTTATTATTCCAT